CTGAAATTATGAACTACACATGGGATGAAGATAAATTTGGCAAGAAGCTAAACAAGCCTATTGATGACTTTAACCACTTAATGGATGCAATGCGGTATGCGCTTGAAGACATTAAGGGCGAATTATTCAGCTTTGACTAGGAAAGAAGGTGAAACATGGCTGGGTATTTTCCATTTCAAGGTATTGAAACAGAAACCGAACGCTTAAATACGATTATCTCAAATGGTGCAAAAACGGCATTAAGCGAAATCAGAGTGCTTGAGAAAGAAATCAATAAATTTAAGTTATCGCAAAAACTAAAGTGGATGAAAATCGGCATTAACTACTACGACGGTGATCAGGACATCATGAAGCGCGAGAGGAAAGTAATCGGCAAAGGTGGGCGCTTAGAGAGAGTAGATAATTTGCCGAATAATAAAGTGCTAGATAACCAGTATGCAAAGTTAGTTGACCAAAAGGTAAACTACCAACTAGGCCAACCTTTAACCATTGAGACTGATAACGAAACATATTTAAAGCTACTGCAAGATGTGTTTGATAAACGGTTTCATCGTACACTTAGGAACATTGGTGAGGATGCACTAAACTCAGGCATTAGCTACTTACATCCGTACTATAACGAAAACGGCGAATTTACATTTAGGCACTTTAAAAGCTTTGAAGTTTTACCTTTTTGGCGTGATTCAGCACACACCGAATTAGATGCATTCATACATTTATACAGCATTAATGTGTATGAAGGTGAAACAGAGGTAATACGAGAATACGCTGACTTGTATAGTAAAGATGGAATAACAAGTTATGTATGGTTCAATGGCCGCTTGGTTCCGGATGTAGAAAAATCACCATCATCATATTTAACAGCGGTTGATGATGAGGGCAAAGAGCATGCCATGAATTGGCAACGAATCCCCTTAATCCCGTTTAAATTCAACTCTAAAGAGCAACCATTGATCAAACGTGTTAAATCATTACAAGATGGTATTAACACGATGCTAAGCGACTTTCAAAACAATATGCAAGAAGATGCCCGCTCCACTATCCTAGTACTACACAACTATGATGGCCAGGACTTAGGTGAGTTCAGGCGTAACCTAGCACAGTTTGGCGCTGTTAAAGTTAGAAGTACTGATGGTGCAAAAGGCGGCGTAGATACTCTAGAAATTGAAGTTAACAAAGATAACTATGAATCTATCTTGAAACTCTTTAAGAAGGCACTCATTGAAAATGGTCGCGGTTATGATGCGAAGGATGACCGCATGTCAAACAATCCTAACCAAATGAACATCCAATCAATGTACAGTGACATTGAGCTAGATGCAAACGGCATCGAAACAGAATTTCAAGCAGCATTTGAGGATTTACTTTGGTTCATTAATCAACACTTTGCAAACACCGGGAAGGGCGATTTCGAAGGTGAAAAGGTTAAGTTTATCTTTAACCGTGATACATTAGTAAACGAAGCAGAAGTAATCGAAAGCTTGAGCAAATCAACTGACTTATCGCTAGAAACACGCATTTCTCAGCATCCGTATGTTGATGATGTCCAGAGGGAGCTAGATCGCATCAAAAAAGAGCGTCAAGAATTAATGGATCAGTATGACGGGTATAGATCCACTTTTAATCGAAACAATGGTGGACTAAATGGCCAAGAGTAGAGATTACTGGCGTAGACGCTTCGAGTTGTTAGAGGATGCTCAAAACAGAAAAACGCTCAGTTATTACAAAGACCTCGAAAAAGCCTATATTCAAACAATGGCTGAAATCGAAAAGGACATTGCCCGTTGGTATCAACGGTTTGCTAAGAATAATGAAATATCATTAGCAGAGGCGAAACGATTGCTCAAAACCAACGAATTAAAAGAATTCCAATGGACCGTTGAAGAATATATCAAATACGGTGAGAAGAACGCGGTCAACCAAGCGTGGATGAAACAACTTGAAAATGTATCTGCTAGGGTTCATATGCGTCGCTTGGAGAGTTTACAAATTCAGCTACAGCAACACATTGAAAAGCTATATGGAAAAGAAATCGAAGGTTTTGAGCGCTTAATGAAAGAGGTTTATCAAGAACAGTACTATTATGCAGCCTATGAGATTCAGAGAGGCATAGGGGTTGCTTTTACTGTACAGGCACTGGATGATAATGTACTAACAAAGGTAATAAGTAAGCCCTGGACGTATGATGGATTAACGTTCAGTGATAAGATATGGCGTGATAAAAACCTGCTGCTAGATACTATTCACAAAGAGCTTACCCAGTCCTTTGCTCGTGGCGAGGCG